TGATTGAAACTGTAAACCGTAATAGAGAAGTTAACGGTAGAAAACCCGTAAAAATTATATTATGCGGTAATGCAAATATGCTTGACAACGCTATCTTGAGAGAATTAGAGCTTCCTAGTAAAATTATGGCTATGATACAAACGGGAACGGAAAAATTCATTGATGAAGAAAGAGGTCTCTATTTACATTTACCTATTGACGTACCAATATCAAGAGAGAAAAAGAAAACTGCTCTATATAGGCTTTTAGGATGTGAAGCTGATTACACTAAAATGTCAACATCAAATATATTTGTCAATGATGATTTTAGCGATATTAAAAAATTTCAAAGAAATAAACTTTTACCACTTTTTTCATTTGAAAATCTATATTTTTACCAAGTTAAGGACAGCGGTATTATTTACGTTTCAAAAATGAAAAGTCAATGCCCTTGTTTTGATGATGAAAAACTATTCAAGCGTGAAAAAGCATGGGAACTTAACTTATACATTGACAATAAGATGATAGCTTATCAAGACTATGACTTGAAACTAAAATTAAAAAACATCATACGTTGACAACGATTAAAATGTTATATATAATAATACATGGGAGGGTACAAATCCAACGGCTGGAAAGCTGGTACTGATAGGGATATCTTTTACTCCCACTTTTATTTATAAATAAAAGTTAGAAAGGAGAATAACACATGAGTGACCCAAAAGATCCAACAGAACCAAAAGATCCAACAGAACCAAAAGATCCAACAGAACCAAAAGAAGAATATGTTCCACGTGAAACATATGAAAAATTAGAACAAAACAATAAAAAGCTAGAAGAAAAAATTAAAAAATTAGAAAAAACAATTTTACATGCAAATGTAGAACAGAAAGATGAAAATCCTTTTAAAGGGTTCTCAAGATATGACTAGGAGGAATAAAAATGGCGGTAAAACAAATTTATGATATTGTAAATTCAGTAAACTCTCAAACAATGGGTGTTACTGATTTAACTGTAGTAGATGAAGCTGGTTTAATCTCATTAGGTCAAACCGTTTTAAGTACAAATGGTCTTGCGGACACTTGGCTAAATTCGTTAGCTCAACGTATTGGTAGAACTATTATTTCATTTAGAGAATATAAATCAAAATATAGCGATATGGTGCTAGATTCAATGCAATGGGGAAATATCGTTCAAAAAATCAAAGTGTCTATGCCGGAAGCTACGGAAGATGAAAGCTACAATTTAGTTGAAGGTCAAAGCGTAGACATGTATAAAGTAGCGAACACTAACGTTACACAATCATTCTTTACAACTGAAACACCATACCAATTTTATGTTACAGTAAAAAGAACACAGTTAGAAGAAGCTTTCACAAGTGATACGTCAATGAATGGGTTTATTAGCGCTATTTATGGAGAGGTGCAAAACGCTATCGAATTATCACTAGAAAGTTTAGCGAGAAACTGTATCAATAATTTTATTGCGGAATGTCATGGAACGGAACGTGCAATTAACTTATTATCTTTATATAACATGGAAACAAATAAAACTTTAACAGTAAATACTTGTTTACACGATAAAGATTTTCTAGCTTATTGTGTATCAAGAATAAAGTTAATTTCAAAATATATGGAAAATATGACTAAAGGTATATATAATAACGGTACACAAACAAGACACACACCGAAGTCGTTGCAACATTTACGAATTTTGGAGGATTTTGAAAGTAGATTAGAAACAGTCGTACAATATCAAGCTTTTAAAGATGGCTATGTCAAATTAGATAATTATCATACAACAAGCTTTTGGCAATCTATTAAAAAACCTAGAGATATTAACGTACAAACAGCGAATAACGGTAAGACTGTAACATTTACTAATATTTTAGGAGTTTTATATGATCGTGACGCTTTAGGTCTATATAAAAAAGATAGTTGGAATTCGACAACACCATTCAATAGCGCGGGTGGATATTATAATACCTATTATCATCATAAGGAGCTTTACTTTAATGACTTAAGCGAAAACTTTGTAGTATTCTATATTGCTGATAAATAAAAAGGAGAGAGGGTTATGGAAATTACTTTATACAATTTTACTAAACGAAGAAATTCAACAAAAAGACCCTCTAAAGGCATTCTCGTAAACGTTAATTTAAAAGAGGGTTGTAGCCACTACAATCCATCTTTTATTTTAACTACTAATCCAACAAATTTTTCTTATCTATCGTGGGGAAGTTGGTTTTATTATATTACTGATATTGTTAATACGAGAAATGGAGTTTGGACGATTTCATGTGAAATTGATGTTTTGGCAACATGGAAAAACGATATTAAAAGTACAAGTGCTTTTGTTTTATATTCGACTAGTAATTATAATACTGATTTAATTGACTCAAGATTATCAAGTGCGAAAAATACAATCATTAACACTAGTAATGCTAATTTGTCATTTATCGCTACACCACAACCTAGATATATTATATCTTATGTTGGAACACATTCAAATCCATATGTAGCGGTTACTGATAGCCAACTTGCAAAAATAATGTCAAAAATGAGTGATAACGCTTTTGCCGAGTTGTTTACTGACCCTAATAATGCTATTTCCAAAATGCTAACCGATACAGGTTCATGTATTACTTCTTGTATATATAACCCTTGCACCATTATAGGTGCTATTAGTGAAATAATTTTCGCAGGTGGTTATAATACGGGAGTAGTTGGTAACGCGGTTAATAGAGACGCTACGGGTAGTGTTTCTATTCCTATCCCTTGGAATTTTAGCGATTTTAGAAATAGAAGCCAATTTACATCATTATTGCTTTATCTACCTGCATACGGATGGCTTGAGTTAAACGCGGATAATTTTCAAGGTAAATCAAGTATTAATATCAATATGACACTTGATAGTGTGGTTGGAGAAATTTGTTATATTGTCGAAAATCAAGCGCGTTGTGTTGCACAAATGGGTGTCCCTATTCAAGTCTCTACAGTCACGCAAGGCAATCCTTTGGGTGCTATAGGTAACGTAGTCGCGGGAAGTATAGCGGGTTTGATGGGAAATTATGCAGGTGCAGGAGTTTCAGCTTTTAATGCAATCACATCGGCTATTGGTACAAATGTTGGATCGGTAGGGGGTAGTGGAGGTAACACTTCTTATATTTCTAAAAAAGATATAACACTTGTGTGTATTTCTCATAACACGAATGTTGAACCTGATAGTTTAGCTAGTAATTATGGGAGACCTTGCAATCAAGTTTTATCATTAAGTGGTTTAAGTGGTTTTGTTCAAACAACTAACGCAAATGTTAATACGTGGGCGCCGAAGCAATATAAAGATGAAATCGATAGTTTATTAAATGGAGGTGTTTATCTTGAGTAAAAAAGAATATGGTAATGGCTTTACCGAACTAGTAAGAGGGTTCTTTCATCACAATCCTAAATCAGTAAATGACATGACTAATAATTCATTCTTTTATTATCAATTCCAATTAATGACGAAATTAAAAAGTGTTTTAAGTGTTAGTGGTTATCCGTCAAATTGGAATGTTGATAATATGTGGGATGTACTTTTAACGAATGGTTATATTCCTATTGTTAAAACTGACATTGGAACTCTTGCATTAGAGGGTGGATTCTATGGACAAAATATGTATTATATGCCGACAAATGTTTTAGTTAATAATCCCGTTTTACGAGATATTGACGAAAAAATTGGAGAAAAAGGAGAACTCTTATATATAAATTATGAATATAATAAATTTCAAGGGGTTACGTCGTTAATCAATAGGTATGCTGTTTTACTTGCAAATATTGATTGTTCGTTAAATATTTCATTATATAACTCAAGGGTTGCTCATGTTTTTGAAGCTGAAACTGATGCACAGCTCAAGTCATTACAAAAAATGTATGATGATGTCACACGAGGTAATCCCGCTGTATTTTTAAAAAAAGGGATGAAAAGTTTAAATAAAGACCAAGACAACGGTTATTTCTTAAATGTTAAAAATACTTATATTGGAAATGATTTACTTTTGACTAAAAGAACTATTATGAATGAATTTTTAACCGAAATCGGTATCAATAACGCTAACACCGATAAGAGAGAAAGATTAAACAGTGATGAAGTTAATGCTAATAATAGTGAAGTACGTTGTACAATTGTTCGATATATTGATTCGCTTAATGAATGTGCGAAAAGAATCAATGAAAACCCTAATTTTGATGATATTACTAATTTGCATTTCTCTATTAATTCAAGGGTAATAACTACACTTCAAAAAAGAATGGAGAGTGATATTGATGTTTAGTTTTGCTAGTATTTGTCAGTTGTATACGTATGACGAAGTATTTAAAGATATAGATATTAATGAAAAATTAGATAGAGATACATTAATTAATACTATTATGGATGTATGCGGAATGAATGAGCCTATATATCCGGAAATAAAA